ACTTGCGGGGTAATGGATTCAATGATTACATACGTTGTCACGGATTTGTCACCGCTCCTGTCACTATGAACTTACCTTCAAGTATGCGTGTTACGCTTGCACCTGAGTCTAAAACTAAATCGTAAGAGTATCTACCAGCACTAATATCACCAGTAGTGGTTGCATCTAAAGTCACGGTTACTCGACCATTAGCGGTATCTAGAGTAATGCGTCCATTTTGAGTTGTAGCTACAACCGTTGTTGTATTAGCACCAACGAATGGGCGAACGGTCATAGTGGCTGTATAGCCAGCCAAGTTCCAAGGCGTAGAGTCGTTCTTGATTTGAAACTGGAAATTGAATGTTGTCGCTTGGTCGCAGACTAGGTTATATTTCGCACTCATCAGGAAGAGATCCTTCTGAGAGCTTCCGCTGCAGCCAGTCCAGAAGTAGAAGCGAGCTGGTTACATACACCATTAAAATCAAGCCACTTGCTTTGATCAGTATTGTTAGCAATTTGATTTAACACTCCTACTGTATCTGTGACGGTAGTAGTGACACTTTTTTGGGTAGCCCACTGCTGTGCAGCAAGTGCCATATCAACCATATTACCCATTGTGCGGTAGGTTCCACCATTTGCCAGACGATTCAACTCATCGTTGAGAGTCGTTCCGTACACTCCTAGTGCCACTATCTACTCCTTACTTTTTCTTTTTCGCTACTGCTGCGTTATCCACTAAGTTTGGATATGGACGACCTGCAGCCTTAGCACGCTTCTTAGCAGCGGTCTTCTGTGCAGGCGTTAATTTCTTTGATGTTTTGTTAGGTGACTTTTTGTCCCAAAATGCTACCTTTTTCACCACTTCACCTTATCTGCTATCGCCTTGCATACTTCAATAAAGTATTCTTGGCTGAATTGTTGTTTCATAAAGTTTACATCTTTGTGTAATAACTGAACGTTATCTTTGATGTAACCCATAGAACTATCTATACGGTCAATAGATGCTGAATGAATTGCTCCAACTTCAGCCCATCCTATTGACATACCAGATAGAGCACATCTTCCTTCTTGCGCTGTATATAAAAACCAGATGTCTTCTATGGACAAATCAAATACTAAGCCTCTTAGTTCTGCACTTTTCTTTGACTTTTCAAACCAAGAAAGTCTTATCAGGTTATACATACCCCGATGGTTATTTTCAGTTTTTCTATTAGAGCATTTCTTGCAAGTTTTGTTTTCTCTAAGAGATTGTTCTGCATAAGTCTTTCTTAGATAGTCTTGCATTTCTCCGCACTCTGAACAAGGTTTTGTCCAGCGTCCGTCTGCTCTTTGTTGTACTGTCACCATTTGGTTTTATCGCTCCAGTACGCTGCAGACATCTTGCCTTTGGCAATGTTCTTAGCGTGACGAGCCTTGAATGATGCTTGACGTTTAGTCGGTTGCCTATCACCAGTAACACCTTGTTGACCAAAGCGGATAGTCTTAACTTCACTACCCTCTTTAGCTACGACAACGTGTGATTTAGTTGGATGGCTAGGTGTACGCTTTGGCTTATTGAAGCCAGAGACACCAGCTCTAGCGAGTCTTGGATCCTTCTTGCTTGCCATATTCTCCGTACTTTCCTAGAACTGCTCTGACAGTCCCATTCTTGTTCAGGCGAACAACCATTCCGTCTTTGATTCTCACCGAATTGAAACCATCGTGGCGTTTGTATTTGCCCGATGACATTACTTGATTCTGTACGCTTTCTTAATTTGATTTAATTGAGAAACGGTAATTGGCATCGTACGCACAATCTCGTCATCGACAGAATATGCGCCTGCTCCGCCAGGTTGTACTACCACTTGGCGTCTTTTTCTAGGTGAGACTTTACTGGGTGGAGTTAAAGGGTTAACTTTTTTATTACTTCCTGGAACTGGTGATCCCATTACTTTTTGCCTTTCTTCTTGGCTTTACCCGCTTCGGATAGAGCGATAGCGATAGCCTGCTTACGGGACTTAACTACTGGTCCCTTCTTACCTGAGTGAAGGGTTCCACCTTTGAACTCACGCATAACCTTTTCAACCTTCTTGGCTGCGGCTTTCTTCTTCATTACTTGCCCTGCTTTGGTGCTGGCTTACCCATTGCCCCTGACATTAACTTGTCATAGGTCATAAAGGGTTTGTCATTGGTATCAGATGGCCAAGGCAAAAATTCGTCTTCCATCTCGTATTGTTCTGGATCGTTGATTGGCATTTTAGTTCTCCTTGAAGCCCATAGTGTTACCGTCGAAAGCCTTGCCAGCTTCGTTTGATAACATCAATGCAGCGTCGATGTCTTTTTTCTTGGTGGATATTGGCTCGACTCCCTGCCGCACAGCAGAGTAGTATGAATCCAATTCTGAGTCCCAGTTCTTTTCTTTGGTCTTATCCCATCCTTGCCTGGTAGGGAAGCACCCTGCAAAGTTCGGCATATTGATTGCTCGTACCATTTCGTTATCGCAGGTTGAGCAAATTTCTTTCTTGTCAAAGTCTGAATATGATTTGGAAATCTCTTCTTTTACTTTGCAAGTCTGGCAGATGTAATCGTATCTAGGCATTTTATATCGCAGTCAGGTAGCTTGAATATCCGGCATCTATGAAGATTTGTGCTTCAGAGTTGCTAATAATATATTCGGCTCCGCCTAAGTAGTACGAATCGGCAGCAGCCAGCGTGTCTTGGCTAGGCGTCTGCTCTGTTGTTACTGTCGTTCCATTAACAATAAATGTGTATCCACGTGGGATGTCTGTCAGGTATGGATTAGTTGTGCCTGTAATTGAACCACCAGTAATTGGTTTTGCAGCAAGACGTGAGTACGGAGTGAACTCTGTGTAGTTCGCGCCCCACGTTTCCCAACGCCAAGGTGTTGTCAATCTATAAGCCATAACTTCCTTTCCTAGTTAATTCACCACCAAGCAGGGTTGCCCCTGCTTGATAGACAACAAACTAGTTGATTGTTGTTGCAGTCTCGATACGATAGAGAGCTGCTTCACGGAGGCGGTTCCAGCCACCGAAGAGGTACCAGCCGATGGTACGGAAGCGACGTAGAGCGTCGATTTCAGGACCGATGACGACTGAAGTATCTTGTGCGAGCGCTTCTGCAAGTGCTTCGCGGCCAGCAACGACTGCCTTGTAGACAGTAACTGCAGGTGATTGAGTGTTCGCAGCAGAAGGAACACGTGGTGTCTCGACGATGAAAGCACCTTCGAGAACTCCGACTGCACCAGCAACGAACGGAGTACGATCAACGTACTTGCTCAATTCCTGGAATCCGCCGGTGCCTGATTCGGCACGGAGGTCTGCAGATTGACGTGGGTGTAGGTAGGCAGCATAGAGTTCGCCAATGCGAGGTACTGCCTTGTTGGTGCGAAGTTGAACAACAGCCTTACGGATAAGAGCAGTTGTCATTGTGCCGGATGATGTAACATCATTTGTTCCGGTTGCGGTTCCGCCATAAAGGGCGTTGCTTCCACCAGTGAGTGTTGATGCTACAACGGTGTCGATTGAATCTGCAGCGTTGTAAGCAATGATGTCAGCAAGAGCTGCATCTACGTCGTTGAACGATGTGAGGTTCAACTTCTTGGTGGTTGTTACGGCTGAGCCGTACTCATTGAGAGTTACAGTAACCTGTGATGGGTTACCAAGTGCGATTGAGGAAACATCAGAAGTTTCTGTCAAAGTACCAGTCGCTGTTGCGAGATCTGAGTAGATGGAGAATACAACTGACGAACCTGGCATAGCTTGCTGTACTGGCTTGACATCAGCCAACGCACGCATCACTGGGATGGAGCGAAGAGCCATACGTACATACTGATCGTATGCTGTCTGGACTAGGTTGCTGATTGTCGAAGACGAGGTAAGCGTACCTGTAGGAATTGCCACTTAATTTGCCTTTCGGTTAGGTTCGGTCTTTTACAGCCCAGATGACCTAATGATTTCATCCAGTTCTTCACGACTTTGTGCGTTCATCAGCTTCTGATGTACCTGTGCTTGGAACTCAGGAGTAATTCCTTGTTCTACAGCATTGGTCATCCGCTGATACGCAGCCGCTTGTCTTGGATCTACATTAGGTGCAGCCTGTGCTTCGGCCTGCTGAACACCGAATACATCGGCGTAATCAGAAAGCCACTTTGATACAGACTCCTCAGTTGGGTCTATATCCTGTGGGATAAATGCAGCAATCTTGCTGTTTACCCCGCGACTATTTAGGGCGTCTTTGATTGCTCGTTCTCTATTTGATTTTGCAAGTGACTCGTACTGCGCCTTTAATTCAGCGAGTTCTTTGTCTTTTGCCTTCGTTGCCTTACGCAACTGTTTGACGAGATCATTCGAGTCATTATTCTCAAAGTCGTCATCTTCGTAGTCGTAGTTGGACATAGGTCCATCTCCCTTATTTAGTAGTTGTCGTAGGCCTCATACAGTTTGGGGGACGCTGTATGGCTCCTACTGCCGGTATTGATGTCTCTCTAACAGGCCGGTAGTTCTGTTAGCAGGCCTAGAATTGCCCTGCTCTTTCGCGGGCTAGTGCGCCTCCAGCCATTCCTGTTTTACCAGAGAAGGCTGCTGACTCAAGTTGAGCCAACTTACGGCGTTGCTTTTCTGCTTCTGTAGCACCAGCAAGACCAAAGACTTCTTGCTCTGCGGTTGCTTGTGTATATGGACTTTGTTTGTAGAACTCAGCTAGTTGTCCACCACGAGGTAGGATTCCTGCTACGGTCTGGAAGCCTTGACGTGCTGCTTCTCCGGTAACTCCATAGCCTGCTAGTTCTTCTGCTCTCTGTAGTCCAGTGGTAAGTCCTGCAATGGTTGCAGCTCCACCAATTTCAGCAGCGGTAACTTTACGCTTAATATTCTGTAAAGCCTTGTCAGGATCAAGGAAGTATGCAAGCAAATCTCCCTGACCAACTTCAGGATAGAACTGGCGTAGTGATGCAGCAACTTCTGGATTGGCGTTGATAACGCGATTTTGTGCTGTCTGGATTCTGTCTAATAGTTCTGATGGAGATACATCTCCGCCAATGAATTTCTCAAATCCTTCTTGGCGACCCATTTCTCCACGAGTATAATAAGATTCTGGCAGGCCATATTGACGCATAACGTTTTGATATTGGTCTTCTAGTTGGATATATTCTGCCTCAGATAAGACACGTAATCCTTTCTGGATACGTGATTGATTAGCAGCAAAGCGTTTCTTGTAAGCATCGGTCTCTCTCAAACGAAGAGTAAACTCTGCTGGACTTACATTGCTTTCAATAAGACTCTTAAGCGGGGTAACTAGACCTCCGAGTCCGTACTGCTCAAATTGCTGATACAGCAAATCATATGCCGATTGGCGTGCTTCTCTTGCTGGGTTGTATCCACTACCTGCACCGCCTGCGCCACCTGCAGCAAATGCTGCGGCTTCTTCTGCGCTATTAAAGCCAGCAGTACTGGGAACACTACTAGTTGGGGCAAATGGGCTGGCATATAAACTTTCCCAAGGAATATTTCCTTGTGGTATAGGCCCAGTTAAACCTTCTGGATATGCCATTACACCAAATACAGGAAGACCAGAAACTGGGTCTAGGAATCTCATTCCTGGATTTTGCTTAGCAAGTTC